ACCTGGTGCTTTCCAAAAGGAACTAAAAACTGAATTTGTAGTAGAAGTTGATGTACGCGGCGTCAGAGTGACACAGCATGGAGGAATATGTCCCTTAAGCATATTCTGAATATTCAAAGGTCTATCGGTCGAACTGTAATGAGTTGCAGGAGAAATGTGAGATACGTTGTAATAAGGTACCTCAAATTCAACTACACCTTCCACAGTGGGATCAACAATGATATTTGAAGATTCAGAATTTTGCACACTAGGACCTAACAAAGCTTTTGTTACTATATTTACCGATGAACTGAAATAGCCGACCAGTGTATTCATAGTATCTTGAATTGAATTAAACATTGAAATATCCCAGGAAAAATTACTTTTTACTCTACCACTAGAACCGACGACAGTTTCTGAAATCATTTTAAAACGCATTGAACCACGCCAAAAAGCGTAGAGATAATAATAATAATCTAGTTGTGAAAATTTTCGTGTTGTACCAACATTAGCTGGTGCAATTCGTTGAGAAAAAGGAGCTAAAACAATAGCATTTGCAGTGGCATCATCATTAAGGGTGATATCACCAGAACTTACTCTTCCAAATCGTTTGATTAATTGACGAATAGACATGATCTTCTCACCTACACAACAAGCCTCTGGAGACCAATTTGCGTAGATTTGATGAGTGTCTATTGATGGTGGGTGGATTCCCTTCTGAGCTTCATTCCTAGGAATTGCCTCATTAGCACCCATTAAGGACATTTGCGCTTTTGGTCGCACAACACTGTACTCCTGTTGAACCTCATTAGCGGAACGCTCATCAGCCAAAGCTGTAAGCACCCCACTATAAGGAACATAAGAAGGACAAGTTGGGTTAGCAAAAGTCAAATCTGGTCCACCATGAACTTCAACAATTGTATCAATTGCGGGATATACATTATTAGCAGCAACCAATTGATTCAATACTTCGACTCTGACAATACCTGTAACGGCATTGTACATTAAAGAGTTGTTAGTATCTAACCAAGATGATTCTGGTCTAATGCAATACATCCAAGGACGAGATGAAACATAAGGAACAGTAAATGACACTTCAGTTGAAGTCCGCAAATCAACTATCATTTTTTGAGTTTTAGAAACATCGGGAACACCAGTTGAAATTGTAGTATTAAAATAGAAAGGAATAAAACTTATGCGTAATCTACCAGAATGATATTGAGTTTTAACAAATTTGAAAGTGTAAACTATACTACCACGCCACATACCAAAACTATTTGCTACGTAGCCCATATGAGTTGTTCTAAATCTATCAGTTATTGTTGAAGAATAATTTTTAATTTTCATTGGAGTAACATAATTGTCCCACAATATAGAACCAGTTGTAGAACCAGTACCAGTTGAAGGCCAAGAGAAAGTATCCCAAAAGTTGGGAATAGAAAGAACATGAGAAAGAGCCATTTCATCTGAAGAAGTTCCAGATAAACCACTTTTAGTTTCAATTTCATTAGAAGAAGATAATGCTAATTTATGAGAAGTATCAGCACCATCATAGTTAGCCATTCGAACTTGACCACGCAATTTTGATTCACAAGGGAGACCTTGTACAGTTGGTTTAGAATAACCCAAAAGTTTGAAAATATTTGCTGCCTGCGCTGAAATCCATGCAGGTTTAGTGAAAAGATTACCAATAATAGGAATACGGGATAAAGTTGAAAGACCTTCAGAAATTTGACCAATGCCTGAAGATGTTGAATTGTTGTTTTTAAGTTGAGTCAATTCAGTACTCGACTGCGCAAAGATACGCGGGGGTTTCGTTTTATAGGAGCCTGATGTGTACATTTCACGGACTTCTTCTTGTGTCATCTTGCCACTTGCTAATTTGTTAGCAAGATTGGCAAAGTTCGGAGAAGAGCCAGTAAAAATTGCTGCACCTGTAGGATATTGAACGTCAACATCTTCCAAGTGAGCCCACACAGTATATTCAATACTCCCTGTACCGGAAACTTGATCTCTCAGTTGGCTATATACGCTTAAGTATATGGCGCCGAAAGACCCTTGTCCAGTAATTAGATTGTAATAAACATGGGGAGAGACATACGGAATTCGCATTTCGATTTCTGTCCCCACACTTATATCTAAATCTGTTCGTGGACACCCCGAGCGTCCTTGCGTAGTTGAGTTCACCAAAGCAACACGATTAGGCATATATTGCGCATACGGAAAGTATTGCAACATTAGCCGACCCTGTTGAAAAGGTTGAGAATTAAGCTGAACTTTAAGAACTAATGTAGCACGAAGACCGACAAAACCTGTCAGTTTCTCTTGATACATATTATTAGAAATTAGAGCTTCTGGAAAATTAGCAGTGTAGAGTTGAGAACCCGCCCCTTCTGGAACTATAGTTGAAGACCATAGACCAGTTGTAACTACAATGGGACGGGAGAGAAAATCAGTGACTGAGTGAATGCGTTCCTCCCGCGTGGTCATAGAAAGATAATCTGTTGAAAGATTAACAATATCAGGGACCGCGCTAGTTGTGGGAATGACGCCTTCACTTGCGAAATGAACAATTTCTTGCTGTTCACTTGTAAGATTTGAGTTTTCCATTTCTGGATTTTGAGAATTGTTTTGAAAGTTAGCAAGTAAATTTCTTAGCACTATCATCTACTTAAACGAATAGTGAGCATTCAGGGTTCCTGGATTTTTAAGGGGCTGCCTTTACGCATCCTGGAAGTAAACTTAAATAAGTAACGTAATTGTTAAGATAGCAGTTGTAAACTAATTTTAGCCTGAAAAATTTATTCAGCTTACAAAGATCACATCTTAACTAGTTGAAGAAATTTTCCGAATTCATTCGCATATCTAACAGGTATTCACCATATGTTAAAATGTGCGGAGGAAATCGAAATTTTCCTTCAATTTGGCGTATTTCTTTACAGAAATTGTCGAATTTACATCTGCCGTGTAACGCCATTTCACGAGCAGCAGTTTCCACATTGGTCATCAATATTTCATCCGGGTCAATTGTATTTCTTGTCCAATTAAGCATTTCATAGATCACTCGTTCTTCGAGTGGAGCCACAAAACGCTGCAATTCGTCAGAAAACACAAATCCCCTTTTGAGAAAATTGATTTCCTTGAGAGAGCGATATTTAACAATTTCACCAGTTTTACCCTCATCAGTATATGTATGAGCAATAGTAGCCAAAGCAGTTGCAATAGTTTGTTGATTAAACAAATCTAAGACTGCATGAGCAATATTTAAACCATTGTCGTCACCATAACTGATCATAGATACATACTTATGAAATTGATCCATACCAGAGAGTCCTTGTTCCTTCATCACAATACGCCATGACATTCGCATTACAATAGAATTGTAAATTGAATTGATTATAACAGTAAAGGGATTTCCAGATGGTTGGCTATGTGTCCACATGTAAACATTGTCCTCAAAAATATGAGTAGAATGTACAACATGTGACCACAAACCCAACCTGATTTTAGCATTTTCTTCACCATCATCATACC